TGTGGTCAAGGTCTACACGTTATGATTTTTATTTTCCTGCGTTTGCTACACTTGGTGAGCAGGCAGTGCTTAATAAAGAGATTTATTGCACTGGTACAGCTACTGATGACGAAGTATTTGGTTATCAGGAGCGCTGGGCAGAGTATCGGTATAAGCCCAGCCAGATTACTGGTTATTTTCGTTCAACGGCAGCGGGTACATTAGATGCTTGGCATTTGGCCCAAGATTTTGGGACTCTGCCGGCATTGAACGATGAGTTTATTGAAGATACACCGCCAGTGGATCGTATAGTTGCGATTGGTGAAGAGGCAAACGGAAAGCAGTTTCTGTTTGACGCGTTTTTTAATGTTAGACAGGCACGGCCAATGCCGTTGTATTCAGTGCCTGGCTTGATAGACCATTTCTGATGAGTCTTTTTTCTGGTATTCGCGATAGCGTTTTAGGTGCCGGTGCCTCCCTTGTGGGGGGCATTCTTGGTAATAGGTCTAGAGAGGATGCAGCTGCAGCTGCTAATGCTGCTTCAGCTCAGGCTGCGGCTCAGCAGATGGAGTTTCAAAGAGAGATGTCTAATACGGCTTATCAGAGGGCTGTTAATGACATGAAGAAAGCCGGTATTAATCCTATGTTAGCGGCGATGAGAGGTGGTGCTTCAACACCTGGTGGAGCTATGTATACGGCACAGATGCCTCAGCTTAGTGATGTTTTAACGCCTGCTGTTCAGTCTTATAATCAAACTCAGCTTTCGTCAGCTCAGTCTGCTAAGACTTCAGCTGAAACAGAGATTATTGAGTCTACCGGGCTTGCCCAGGCTAGGGCTAATTTAGAGAAAACTGTTGCGGATATTGGTTTAACAGCGCAACAGACACGTAAGTTGATTATGGATACTGAATTGGTGGCTGAGCAGATAGCTACAGAGAAAGAGAAGCCTGCCCAGGTGCGGGCTATGGTAGATAGTTTGGTTGCACAAACTAAGACAGAGGGTTTTAAGCAGTTGAATCTAGAGCAACAAACTAGGTTGTTGCAAGCCCAGATACCTATGTATATGGCTAAGGCGCAACTTGATCAAAATCAAGTTACAGCTGAGATGAATACAGAGAATATGCGTAGGCATATTGAACAGTTTGGCCCTGTGGGCCGGTTTGTAAGCGGTGCCCTTAATGCTGTTAAATCTATTTTTGGGAAGTGATATGGTACGTGTTAAGAATCCAATTACCTATGATCGTGACAAGAATAGTGCTGGTGCCAGGCTTGTTTTTACTAAGCCTAGTCGCACTAAGCAGTCATTTCGAGATGAGTGCGATATTAATAATATTCTGCGCCAGTTTAATGTTACTGGCCAGCTACCTATTGGTAGCGTTCAGCCTCAGTATGGTGATTTTAGCGGGATTACTGATTATCAGTCTGCCCTTAATGCAGTGATGGCAGCTCAAGACTCCTTCCTTGAGCTTCCTGCTAAGGTAAGGGCGAAGTTTCAGAATGATCCCGCTCTTTTTGTTGAATTTGCCTCAGATGAGGCTAATAAGGACGAGATGAAGGCATTGGGCCTTCTTCGTGAAGAGACCGCCCAGGCGGTCGTTTCGTCACCTAGCGAGCCCGTTTCGGGCGAGCTTGCACAGTGATCTACTTGATGTAACTGTGCTAGGTGACACCAAAAGGAGAAAAAATATGATGCGTCGCAGACCAATGAATAAATATAAAGCCGCTAAGAAGTTTCGTAGGGGTTCTATGCGGACGAAGTCCGCCAATATGCGTAGTAACCCTATGCGCGGCGGATGGCGACTGTAACGTGCCCTGTTTCCACCCGTTATCGGCGTGGAAAACGGCAGCAGGGGACGTTGTTTTCTATGAGAGCGCCAGGTTCGATATCGTTCGCAGCCTCACGCTGCCATGCGGTCAGTGCGTAGGATGTCGGCTTGAGCGTTCTCGCCAGTGGGCGATAAGATGTTTGCATGAGGCAAGTAGGTATACAAATAATTGTTTTATAACGTTAACCTACAATGACGAGAACTTGCCAAGTGACCAGAGTTTGCATTATGATCATTTTCAGAAGTTCATGAAGCGCCTTCGTAAGGCGCATAGAGGCATTGACCCCGTAGAGGGTCAGTATCCGATTCGTTTTTATATGGCAGGTGAATATGGCGAAAATTTTGGCAGACCTCACTTCCATGCCTGCGTTTTCAACTTCGATTTTTCGGATAAGAAGCTTTGGAAGCGGACGGATGTTGGCAGTCGAATTTTTAGATCCGAACAGCTTGAAAAGTTGTGGCCTTTTGGTTATTCCTCAATCGGAGATGTTAATTTTCAAAGCGCGGCATATGTTGCAAGGTACATAATGAAGAAGGTTACTGGCAAGGCCCAGGACGATCATTATGAGTTTATTGACCCAGACACTGGTGAGGTTGTTAAACGAAAACCTGAGTTTAATAAGATGAGTTTGAAACCTGGCATTGGTTTTGATTGGTATCAGGAGTTCAGAGATGATGTTTACCCGCATGATTATGTCGTGGTAAATGGTCGCAGGGTTCGACCACCCCGCTTTTACGATAAAAAGTATAAGGTCGAAGACCCGATTAGCTTCGAAGCTATCGAGTTCGAGCGGGAGCAGAGGGCTCGAAAGCGTTATGAAGATAACACTGTAGAGCGATTGGCAGCTAAGGAGAGGGTTGCGAAGGCAAGACTTTCCCAGCTTAAACGTAAATTAACGTGAGGTCATTTATGAAGATGTTAGTGTGTACTATCAGGGATCGTGCAGCGGAAGCTTACGGACGCCCGTTTTTTTTACCAGCTACAGGTGTAGCTATCAGAAGCTTTCAAGACGAAGTGAATCGTAAAGCTGAGGATAATCAGGTGTATCAACATCCTGATGACTTTGATCTTTATGAACTTGGTTTATTTGATGATTTTTCTGGTAAATTTGAGTTATATGAGCAGCCTAAATTGTTAGCATTAGGCAAACAGGTTAAGGATCGTAATTAATTAGTCAGGGCCCTGGTCCTTTGGACCGGGGCGCAACAGGAGACTTCAATATGATGCATCGTAATAAGAGCGTGAATGTTCATCAGTTTGCAATGATTCCACGTGCAGACATTCCGCGTTCCAAGTTTGATTCTCAAAAGTCATATAAGACGACTTTTGACGCTGGTTATCTTGTCCCCGTGTATTGTGATGAGGTTCTTCCGGGCGATACTATTAATCTTAATATGACGGCTTTTGCTCGTCTCGCGACTCCGCTATTTCCAATTATGGATAATATGCATTTGGATTCGTTTTTCTTTTTTGTACCTAATCGATTAATTTGGAGTAATTGGCAGAAGTTTATGGGAGAGCGTACGCCCGACCCTGATTCTTCTATTGATTACACGGTTCCTGAGATGACAAGTCCAGCTGGTGGTTATGCAGTTGGCAGTCTTCAGGATTATATGGGTTTGCCTACTGCTGGTCAGATTACTGGATCCAATACTGTTACTCATTGTTCTTTTTGGCCTCGTGCTTACAATTTGATTTGGAATGAATGGTTTCGTGATGAGAATCTTCAAGATTCTGTCGTTGTAGATCTTGATGATGGTCCGGATAATCCGGCTGATTATGTTCTTTTGCGTCGTGGTAAACGACATGATTACTTTACGTCAGCTCTTCCTTGGCCACAGAAGGGAGCTGCGGTTACGCTGCCTTTAGGTGGTGAGGCAGCTGTACGTATTGATAATTACACTGGTAATTTTAGTCCGTTGGTTATGAGCGCCACGGCTGATGCCCCTAATTTTTCTAAGCTTACTTCTGGTGGTAATGATATTGTTGCTGATTTGTCAACAGCTACTGCTGCTAATATCAATCAGCTACGCCAGTCGTTTCAGATACAGAAATTATTGGAAAGGGATGCTCGTGGTGGTACTCGTTATACTGAGATTGTGCGTGCTCATTTTGGAGTGGTCAGTCCTGATGCTCGTTTGCAGCGTCCTGAGTATCTTGGTGGTGGTTCCACTCTCATTACTATCAATCCTATTCCGCAGACGTCTGCTACTGGCGATAGCACACCACAAGGTAACCTTGCCGCTTATGGAACGGCTCTCGCGTACAACCATGGCTTTACATACTCTGCAACGGAGCATGGTGTAATTCTCGGTTTAGTTTCGGTGCGTGCTGATCTTACTTATCAGCAAGGTTTGTCGCGTATGTGGTCGCGCTCAACGCGTTATGATTTTTATTTCCCTGCGTTTGCTACGCTCGGTGAGCAAGCTGTGCTTAATAAAGAGATTTATTGCACTGGTACTGCGTCTGATGATGATGTTTTTGGGTATCAAGAGCGTTGGGCTGAGTATCGTTATAAGCCCAGTCAGATTACTGGATTGTTTCGATCGACGGCAGCGGGTACTCTTGATGCTTGGCACTTGGCCCAAAATTTTGGTTCTCTGCCGACGCTATCGGATACTTTTATTGAGGATCGTCCACCAGTTGATCGTGTTGTCGCGATTGGTGCTGAAGCTAATTGGCAGCAATTATTGTTTGATGCGTTTTTTGATATCAAACAGGCT